GCAAGTCCTGATGGGATGACATTGCGATCAGAAATGTCTGCATTGGTGATAGCAACTGTAAAGAAAGCATTGAAATCTGAATAAACCCCATCAATAAAAATTCTTTGATTTGAGTTGATGACAACATCGTCATAATTTAGATTGCTTGATTCTAGGATTGTAAATGTGCCATTAAAAGGCGAACCGCATCCAGTGATGACAACGCTTTGACCCTCTGAGAAGTTATTGTTTCCAAGAACTGCATAAGTTGCAATGTTGTTTTCAAGCTGCACTTTTGAAATAGGAGATGCGTATTTGACAAGCATTGGCAAAATTACTGCCTCGCTAGTGTCAATAACATCTGTTAAATAAGCATCCGAATAAAGAGATGTAGAAACGCCAAGAATAGAACGCAGTTCTGCAACTGTGACGATTGAAGCCATTTCTACACCTCTCTTTTAAACGGCTGAGGGGGAGATCGGGAGCAACCTCCCCCTCATGATTAGTTTGTTATTAAGCAACCATGAAACGGTATGCGCCTGCGCCAAGTTTTGTCGCAACTGCACCGTAACCATAGTAAGCAACTTGAACCTGACCTGTTGAAATAACATTGGTCTGTAGGGACAAGCGTGGTGACTCGTACCATGTGTACGCTTCAGGGTTAACAATGATTGCAGTGTTGTCGCCAAGTCCTGAGCCATCTGTTAATGCAGTTGAAACGCGGAGGTTAAGTCCGAGAAGGTTTCCACGAATTGCAGTTGCAGTTAAATCGCCGCCTGCGTTTTGTGGGTTAATTGTTTGTGTAAAGATTGGACGGTTTGATGAATCAACCAAGCCCATTAACGCACCCCATTGTTCAGGAGATACGATGATGTTTTGTGCAAAGCCAAGTGTTCCCTTATAAATGGAAACTGCTGCATCTGAAACGAAGTCTGCAACCAAAGCGCCTGTTGTGAACGCTGCGCGGTTTCCGCCATCTGTTCCACCTGCGATTAGTGCAGTTCCGACTGCAATATCAGTAGCCTTTGCATAAGCAAATTCCATCTGACGAACAAGTTCATTAAAGAACGCTGGTGAGCTGCGATCTAAAATTTCAAGGCTGAATACTTGCTGACCAATGAACTTTTGTACAGGAACTGAAATGAACGCACTGTTCATGTCTGTGTTTGATGGTGTTCCACCTTCTGATGCAACTGCAACAGTTGGAGCAACAGTGATTTTAGGAATCTCAAATGTCATACCTGCATCAGGTAGCGCACCACGAGAAATTGAATCAATGATTGGACGATCGGCGTTTGAAATGCCGTTGATGACCTCAGTTAGTTGACGAGTTGGGACGAGTCCTGCATTGTCTGTTGTGTCTGCTGCTGCAGCTACGAACATGCGTGATTCTTCTGAACCTAACTTTGCACGAACTGAGTGCTCAAGATAAGAAGCCTTATCTACGATTGGATTGCGAACAGTTGTTGAAATGTAAGGTGCTGTTGCAGCCTTTACTTCAACCTTAGCAGCCTCTACCGTTTCTGCGGCAGATGCTTCTGGAACGGTAGTGTCTGACACTTGTTCTCCTTCGGGATTGGATTGTGTAACTTCCTGAGATTCCTCAGAAACTTCGGGTGTATCTACTGCAGCTACTTTCTGCACTTCAGCGCCTGGAATTGCGCCTGATGTTACGAGTGAAACTTCAACCAATGCTGATGCTGAAATTGCCATCACGCCATTGTCATTTGACCAGTCTGCAACTTGAACGCCAACTGAAAAATCTGATCGAAGTCCTGTCGCAGCTTCCTCAAGTGCATCGTTTCCTGCAGTTGTTTTAGCAATTTTGAATGATGCAGTAATGCCTGTCGCATCCTGTGACCACTCAACTAGCTTACCGATTGGCTTTGTTTGTTCATGCTCTAAAACGAGTTTAGTATCTTTGCTCATTGAAATTGAGTTTTCAAGAAACTTTGTTTGCCCTGCGGATGTATTTCCTACCGCATCCCATTGAACGATGCGACCTGCAATGATGCGTGATTCGGCATCGGATGCAGTGAGTGTGACTGGCATTGTTATTTTCATTTTATGCTCTTTCTCCATTGTCGATTAAATCTTCTTCTTCTCTGATTTGCTCGACTGACATTGCACCGATTGTGTTAAGAATTTGATAAACCTGAGCACGCTCCAACGCATTTCCACGAAGAAAGTCATCAAGTGAAAAACGAATCTCTGTGGTGCTGCTGACGAAATCGGGCATGCTGAGTCGTTGCTCAATCGCCGTTAAGATTGGACGAAGTGAGAAGTCAATAAGTCCTCTACGCTCGGATTGAGTGTTTGAGTAAGTCATCGAAGTTGTTTCGGCACTGACGAAATACGCAGGAAGGTTGCAAGCGCGAGCCAATTCCAAAGCGACATACTGGCGCGCCTCATTGAGTTGGAGTTTCGCTGGATCGATGCCCAACGCTTGCAATTCGACATCAGCATTAAGAAATGCAGTTGATTTATTTAGACGAGCGGCACGCCATGCCTCAAGCAATTTCGCAATGCGCTCTGCAGGTAAGTTTGTGCCATTTGATTTCAAAACTTGCAATGGAACAGGCTCTTTTGCAAATGTTTCTGCAGCTTGTTCCAAAGCATGTGCCGCACGAATTGTGCGACCTGCGCGATTAAGAATTCCTTCATCTAAACCGTAGAAAACAACAAGTGAACCAACGCCTTGAGTTGGAACAATAGAACCATCGACTTGATAACCAATTATTTCAGTTTGTAAGTGATTTAACTTTTGTGTTACGCGATCAGGTGCAATTCGAGTCCAGGAACGCACGCGACCTGTGTCACCGTATTGCTCCATGACCATTCCGTAACCGACCCCGTGAAATAATAAATCCTCCGCTAACCATGCGTAAATTGCAGAACCTGGAACGCGTGGATCAGGTTGATTGATTACTGATGGAGTTGGTAAATGTGCGCCATTAAGTTTTGAGTATTGCTCCATTGGCAAACTTGCAACTGTTGAGCAAAGAATTCCTCTAGCGCGTGCGATTGTTGGAACTGCCATCGCTTGAGCGCGTGTTGCTGCACTGGATGTAAAAATGAAAGGTGAAATCGATCCTGTATTGTTGAAAGGCGCAGGTGTAGATGCTGCATCGACTGTGATAGGAGCAGCAGGAGTTTTAGGAACAAAAAAGTCTAACAGTGCCATTGGACAAATTATAGCACTTTGTCAACCCACTTGAATGTCAACTTCTGTTTCTGCCCGTGTCGCAAAATGAGTCGCCATTGAAGCTGCAACTCCACCGCAAACAATTCCTGACTTTAATCTGCCCATGACCCAACCGCCATCACCTCTTTGAAGTTTGACGGCAGACAAAACTTGCTTGTCGAGTTCCTCTTGCCCTTTGTGGATTAGACGATTTGAGGAAATAGCCGAAACAAACTCATCGCAGCTTTGCTGATACTCAATTCCTGAGATTTCATGGATCGGAATTCCTGCAGGTTGCAACCTAGCGGCAACTGCTGCTGCGGTCGACTTGCTGAACGCCACTGTGTTGACGGGATACTTGCGAACCCAGGTCGCGACATCGTTTGCGAGCAATTTGTCATCGAGGTTAATTGGGTTGTACCAAGTCTGAAGCAAGGAAACCATAAATTTATCTTTGCCGATTCTTTGACCTGCAACGAGAGCTGCATGTTGGCGGTCGGGACTGAGATCAATGGCAAACCAAGTGTCCTTCTCAACATCGAGTTTGACTGACTCATCTTTGCACTTCGCCCACTCACTCGGAATAATAACTGGATTTATCATGTCAACGAATTGACACAAAACCTCAGTCCGAAAGATGTCCTCACGATCTGATAGCGAATCTCTGATGTTGTCCTCATGGATTGTGTATCCCAAAGATGGATTTGCCTGATACCAACCCTCAATGTCATTGATTGGCTTGTCCTGTTCAGCCGACCATTCAAACCAACCAATAGAATCGTCAGCTCCTTGAGAAGCTGCAATTCCTCGTTCCCTTAACTTGAGAAGTAAAACCGATTGAGCATGACCCGCATTTGAATAAACGATTGCCTGCGGATTTTTATTACTCATTTGAGTAAAACGCATCGATGACCAAATTTCTTCATCGGTAAATTCGCGTAACTCGTCAATATGAATGACATCAGGGGCGGCAATGCCTCGAGCTGCTGAGTTGCCTGCTCGGATTAAATAACGCGCTCCATTTAGGAATCGAATCTCCTGTGATCCTTTAGACTCGTATTTCTTAGCAAAGTTAGCTTGCAGAATTGGCGAGTCCTCAATCATTTGACCAACCTTGAAAAAGATTTCTGCCGAAGTTGTAAGTTTGTGAGCAGTTGCCAAGTGCATTTTTTCATCGAGTTTGTAAATACCAAACAGGATGCGAAGCGCCATAAATGTTGATTTGCCATTTTGACGGGCAATCATGACCCCAACAATCGGGTGCGCCCAACGACCATCGGCTTTGTACTTCAGGGTTTCAATCGCAAGGAGTTCCTGCCATTTAAGCAAGGGATGACCGATTTCTTTGCAAAAGTCAATCATTTCTTGACCCCGAGAAGGTAAATCTAGGCTTTTGGAGCGAATACGAGGTTCGGTTACCCCTACCCTGCCCGATTCAAGCCTTTGAGAGCCGTTCTCAGCCATTTTGAGCCGAACTGAACCATTTAGTCTTGATCATGGATTTTTGACTCGGTTTCGGGGTAAAAAGAAACAG